CATGAAGGGCACAAAATAAACGCCCTCACTCTCCCTGTTTTTATACCCGCCGTACACGGTGTCGTACTGGGTAGCGTATGTATTTTTCCAGTAATACGTCGTGTCACCACAAATCCACGGCACATCTGCAGCACTGCCACCATGGCACTGCGCGTTAAACACGGAGAGGTCAGCACGAAACTGTGTCAGCATGGCTGTAAACAGCGCAGGTTGCTGTGCGTGGGTGGCGGCGCTCATGTCAAACTCTCCCTGCATCCAGCACACCGCCAGCAACACATTTTTCGGGTTCTTCTGTAATGCAGCTTTAGTGCGCGCAATCAGGTCCTGATATAACGGTTTACCCACACCCCAGCGTGCCGAATCCTGGCTGGCCCCCGTGTCCGCACTGAATGTCCCCTCCGCGCCCTGGGTGAATGCCGAACCACCACGACAGCATGGTACCAGCAGGATCCCCGCGTTATTCGGGATATACGGGAGCAGTTTTTTGGCAATATGTAAGCCCTGGCCGACACAGCCGTACTGCCCTTTGCTCAGGTCTGCCTTCGGATGATTCAGCGTACTCATATCCTGCACATCATGCAGGCAGTGGTCGGCCGGAATAATATCGTTATATCTGCATGCAGCCCCACCCGGCGTAACTGTACTGCGGCGCGCCAGCTGTTTAATGCGCGGATCCGGAGCATCGTATGAATCCGGCAGCGGAAGCCCTTCACCGTAAGCCATGGCATTGGACTGCCCGGCCAGTACGATGACGTAGTACCAATCCGGCTCAGTTGCACCACTGACCACCACATCACCTTCTGCTGTAATCGCCTGCATCAGGGTATAAGGGGTTATGGCCACCGGACTACCAAACGGCTGCCAGCCCTCTTTCAGTTTGTGTGTCAGCTTTTCCGCAAGGTCTGACGGCGACGCCGCCCTGACAACATCATAATGTTTAATCGACATCGAATTTCTCCCGTGTACAGGAACAGAGTTAAAAAGCCGGAACCGGAATCAAATTACAGGATGGCCATCTGCCAGTGGCTGGTCGTAAAAAAAAGGCCACGCCATGCGCAGCCGGAAATAAAGGGATAACGATGATAGTTTGAGAAAAACAGAAACAACACTTTTGCGGCAAAGCATGGTGCCGGGTGCCTCCCGGTGAATTCAGTATCAGCACCTGAATCCGCGATTATCCCATATACCTGGTTGCTGATCGCCCCTCCGCACAGGGGGATTCACCATGCAGTAGTATTTTTAATAAACAGCAAATAAAAAAATCAAGCATTATGCAGGCTGTTTCTTTTTATCACCGGCCACAGCAATACCACAATGCCGCAGACCAGCACCCCATCCGCCAGCACCGACATGATTCTGCTGGTGAAATCCACCATCACCACCAGAAACAGCAGGAGTGCAGCCACAGCCAGGCGCAGTTTTACCGTCACTGGTGATTCTCCAGACGAAGACCCAGAACACCGGCAATCTCTTCCAGCACCTTGCGCTCTTCCGGCTCAATTTCGCCGTCTGCCTCCGCAATGGCCACCGCCACATCCAGCACATCTTCCGCTTCACGCGTATCGTGTTTCACATCTTCAATTTCACGCAATGCCGCTCGACGACCAATTTTAAAGTTCGTATCCAGCTGACCGATAATGGTTGCGCTAATCGCATTAATTTCTGACGTAAACGCGGACAACGCAGGCTGGTTACGCAAGATCTGCTCGATCTTCGCTTTCTCTGAAGCCTCACATTCACCATCTGCATAGGCCACCAGATAGGCAGCATTAATAACCGCCTGTGCCAGATCACGTTTCTCAAACTTTTTAATTTCCACTGCCGCTCGGCGGGCTTTTTTACCAAAAATACCAAACATCGTGACGTTCCTTTGGGTGGGTGAGCCAACGCCCGGGAGCGATCTGCCCACAGAGAAAGTCACACTGACCACTCCGTAAGCTCACCCCCGAAAGGCTCTGTGGTTGATATGCGCCGGGCGTGGCGCGGATACAAAAAAGGCCGCCAATAGCGACCTCAGTTACGGGATTATTCTGGGGTTAAACGACTGTTACTCCCCCCAGACAAAATCATCACTTCCTGTTCGATGCGAGCCATAGTGAACCTCGTACTTATCTCCCATCTTTCTTGCTTCCGTTTCTGCGTCTTCCTCTGTCGCAAAAACCCCAACAAGATGCCAGGGCGAGCTTCTTACCACAGCCCAACCTTTAACCCATCCTTTGTTGTCCTTATCTTCCATTAACACTTCAGAAACAAACATATTTATCTCCTTGTGGGTACCCAGAGATATTTTATGATTGCTCCCGGTCAGATCAATAAAGTGGCTTCAATTTTGCCTTAATGATCAAATCAGGGTGATTGACGGAATCGTACACCACCTCAATATTTTCATCCGTGGCGTCGATAAGATATTCTTTTACATAAGGACCTGTTGATTTTCCATGAAATACATCTTCAACAAGTACACTCTCCCCCTGAACAACACGAAAACTAACTTCTGTTTCGAACGGACCAATCGTCACCATCAGTTTTTTCACATAGCCTCCTGATAAGCACTCGATTTATTAGTTAATGGTGTAACGCAGATACAAAAAAAGGCCCGCAAAAGCGAGCCAAGTAAATAAATATGGCGCGTTGTACTGGATTCGAACCAGTGACCGATTGCTTAGAAGGCAATTGCTCTGTCCGACTGAGCTAACAACGCATGATGCTGATAATGGACCGCCATCGGGGACTTGAACCCCGCACAGCCAGCTTCGAAGGCTGACGCTCTATCCCGATGAGCTAATGGCGGTATGTGATGGTGGCCCTTGCTGGATTTGAACCAGCGACCTGGCGATTATGAGTCGCTCGCTCTCACCACTGAGCTAAAGGGCCGGGCGCAGGATAATAACGGTACGTAACTAATTCTGCAATATCATCCGTTCTGACTGACTAAATCCTGAACTTCCCTGACCGTCTGCTCAAAACGTTCAGTCTCCAGCTCAACGCCAATTGCACGACGCCCCAGCGACATTGCTGCTTTGACGCTACAGACATAAAAAAGCCAGCCACTGGGGGAGGCTGGCAAACTCGTAGAGCAAAATGCTGTTACGCAAACTTCGTTACAGGGTCATCCTGCAATACAAAAAATACACAATATTTAGAAAACTAATAGTGCCATGTGCAATTTTTAAGATTTTGTTATTAATTGTGGTCGCACCTTCCTTTCTGTGTACTTTCCGTATAGCTCACAGGATTCTGGGTACAAAAAAACCCGCGCATCGGCGGGTTCTTAAATCTTATCAACGGTAGACATACAAAGCCCATCGTTGGGAAAATCTTATCCATATTTTTTGAAAAATGCAAGCATCATGTCGTCATCTTCGGCGAAAACCATTTATCTTGTCACCTTTCTCAATTGTATCTCTGCATATGCTTCTTCCTGCCAGCACTTTGTAACCAGTTTATCAATGACATCTGCATATCCTTTGTACCACTGATAATCCGTCAGGTCTGGTACCAGCTTCTGGACATGAAGCCGCGCCAGTGTGGTTGGTAAACGGCTAAACCGGTTTCCATTGCAACGCCCACAAACCTTATAAACAGGCGTGCCATGAAGCCGGGTTCTTTTTTCATCCAGGACAATACCTTTACCCTTGCACCCTCTGCATGCTGTGCTGACTTCTCCCTTACCATGACAATGCTGACATAGTTCCTTCACCCACTCTTCCTTAATAACAGATTCCCCGCTTCTGGAGTGTTTCACCACCTCGCGCAATACATTATGAAATCCAGTACCAGCACAATGCTCACAGCGAGCCTTACTTGCCGCAGACCTGGAATAATCAGCAAAGGCAAAATTCACAAGGTAAGGAATGATCTGTAGCCGGGTTTCTTCACTCAATTTATTCAATGTCGGGTTATCCAGTGCCATCGCGTAATTGAGCAGACCTTCAATCGCAAACTGAGGATCCTGAACACCAACTTTTGCCAGGAATAAAGCAAACCCAAGCGGTGCTTTTGACTGCACCATCCCCTGCGCAGCCATCACATCCGTAATTGTTAAACCACCAGAGCCTGTCGCCGGTGCGTCATCGCTCAGTTTTGGAGATTTCGGGGAGTAATATTTCGGTAAGGCTTCAAGGTTCATGCTCGTTCTCCACTTACGCCAGTACGCCAATTGCCAGCGCACGATCGATAAAACGAAATATCAGCTCCAGCTGAGAGCCATACTTCTCTTCAAATGCCACGGTATCCGCATGCAGCTCGTCGTGATGCTTTCTGCACAAAGGCAACACAAAAAGGTCATGCGCTTTTGTACCCATTCCACACTGACCGTGGCCTATCAGGTGGTGGGGATCATCAGCGGGCTTTCCACAACATGCACACGGCTGTGTCTTAACCCAGCGCGTGTACTTTTCATTAACCCAGCGGCGACGTTTTGGGCGTAACATAAAAGACTCCGGCGACTCCGGATCCACTTTCAGCGCCAGCACCTTTTTCGCTTTATCCTGGATGATGCTGGTGGCAGGAACCGAAGGCACAAGGTCACTTTCCCGGGTGACAGACGGCACAACAGGCTTCGGTAATCTCAGTGCCTTACGGGCTGCACTTTCCGGTAAGGCATCCGCCAGGTCATTACGAATCAGCCACCAGCACAGTTCCGGCATTGTCACAACGTGACTGTCATCAAAACCGAGATCCCGACGCACAACAGACAACACCCAGCGGGTACAGTTATCCGTTGCCATTGATTCCAGCCGTTCCGTGAACTGATCGCGCAGCTGGTTATCGCAGTGCCAGCACAGACGGATTGCGCCCGGCGTGTGTCGCATTGTGGTCATGTTCTCGCTGTGCCAGTCGGAATGAGGCCACTGGCAACCTTTTTCACGAAGTAACCAGCTTTCAAGACATTCCACGCCACCAGCACGACGGATCACTGCCTCATTGCGGAACACGGTCCGAACGGCAGGATCATCCGCCAGCGGTTGTGATGCCGCCGGAACGGCACCACTGGCGAAAGATGAATAACGTTCCGGCTCTGGCTCCAGCAGGACACGCCCCTGCATAAACAGGGGCATCAGCTCTGAACCTGGCCTGAACAATACGATCCCCATACGCGGGGCAATTTCAGGGGTCAGTAGTGCTCTCACGGTCACCTCAATGAACGGTATCGAGTAGCTTTAACAGCTCAGGGAATCGGGATTCGAAGAAATGCGGCTGCGTCTCGCGCGGATTTGCGGGACTGGTGATGTTCTTGCCGAACATGCAGCCTTTCGCCGTCAGCGACCAGAATTTTTTGATGTTGTTAATCGCGGTACGGCTGTATCGTTCACGTTGTTCAACGATCCCCAGCTTCGCCATCTGGTGATATGCCTGATTAGCTGTCAGGCGGATACCATACTGCTTCAGCAGTGCACTCAGTGACAGTGTCGGGCGGCTTGAGCCATCAGGCGCGTCAGCAGGAGCATCAATGGCATAGCGCGGTGCCAGATTCGGTAAGCCAACAGCCTCCTGGAGTTTCTGACAGGCACCAAGCACTGAAGAGTTAGACAGATTTAACTCCCGGCGCATAAAGTCCAGCAGGATCACGCCAGCCTGCATCTTGTCAGCAGCCTGTCCGGATAACTTTTCCGGCGCGCTGGTTACCATATCGAAAGTACGGATCACCTTCAGATGGAATGACGGGCTGATCCACATTGCATAGGCATACACCAGTTCCTTACAGACATACGTTCCCCGTTCATTTCCCCCATGAATCACACTCACCGGGTCAACACCCAAATTCTGGGTGTTGGTTAATTCATGAACAAGCTCAACAGTTTGTTGGCTGGAAAGAAACTTTCCTGGCTCCTTGGTTCTGGCATTTGCACCAGATGCTACTGCTGCGCGATGCAGATCGTTCAGGCTGTAACGCCCATAAGCATCACGACGAACTTCAATACCATCAATGACCATCAGATTATTCATACTTCGTTTCTCCTCTTAATCAGGCAGCTGCACCCGCCGTTTTCTCGTACTTACTGATAGTGATCTCGACCTTCCCTTCCGGGATAACCGGTCCCCACTCCACCAGCATTCTTTTCACCTGACTGTCGTCTTCCCACACCCCCGCGTGGGTCAGGGCGTCAAACAGCGCCTTGTTATAGTTGTCCAGATCGCGGATCCTGTTATCCGGAGGAAACAACACGATCTCCACTGAAGCAGGTGCCGACGTTGGTTTCGGCAGACGACGTAACTGTTCAACTATTGCTGCGCACGCCGCGCTCTGAAATTTTCGCCCCGCCGCGCTTATCAGGCTCTTACCTGCAAACGCCCCTTTGTTGGGGTGTCGCCAGTACGTGTTCACGCTGGGCGGGAAAGGCAGGATCAGCTTCATACTTTCAGGCCCCTCTTATGTAACCAGTGGGTTGCACGCAGCCTGGCGTTTTCCTCACCGGCAAGCAGTGAGCGGATAATCCCGACCGCCTCGCTGTCGTCGTCCTTCACCGCGGTATGAAGCGTGATGCCCCGGGCCACGCCACGCTTTATCGTGATGACGCCTTTTTTCTCCAGTGCGCGAAGATGCTCCACCGCTGCATTCACTGAACGGTATCCCAGCATGGTTGCCACCTCCTGATTGGTTGGCGGGAAGCCACGTTCTTTCTGATAAGAAATCAGCATATCCAGCACCTGCTGCTGGCATTGAGTTAACGTCGTCATGCCACCATCTCCCTGACCAGTTTTTCTGCCTGCTGGCGAACCTGCGCCAGAAAGGCCTCACCACATGCCTCAAGTTCATCGCGCCCGATGTAGCTGATTGCCGGTCCCTTCCAGGTCTTGTCGAAAACAGCAATAGCACCAGCGAAGAAAGCGCCTGTCGGCACCTGCTTCTCATCCTTCGGGATAAACCAGGCAGGCAGTTCAAAACCAATACGCCCGCGAATAAAAGCAATATGATCTGCATCTTCCGGCCACCACACTTCGCTGGTGGCAGCTTTGATCAGGAAAACATAGCGCCCGCCTTTATCACGCATGGCACTGGCATGCTTCATGATGTAACGCATGCCGGTGATGTATTGCCCCTCATGCTGACTGGCGCGGCTGTATGGGGGATTACCAAAGGCAGCACCTTTAAGCTCCGCAAGGCGTTCTGACCAGTCATGCGCCAGCGCGTTGTCTTCCGCCGTGTAATACGCAGCACATTTGGCGTTATCACCGTCAGTGAACAGATCCAGAACAAACGGGCCAAACAGGGTGTTAATTCCCCAGAAAATGTTGTCCGGCGTGCGCCACTGATCGCCCACTTCCTTCAGTTCATGGGCTGGTTTGTTCCGCAGTTCTACCAGCGCCTGGCAATATTTATTACTCATTAAGCCCCCACGTAAAAAGCATCCGCAATGTCTCCGGAAGTACACCCCGGATGGGCTTCAATGAATTTCTGAACTTCATTCAAAAGACTCATGATCACCCCCTGAATCCTTCCGGGATCTGGCTGTAGTCCACGTTGTCGTAACTGGCTTTGAAGTACGGGTCCTCGCGTCTGGCTGCAGATACCGCAGGAACTTCCCAGGATTCTTCGAAATGACGATCCGGACCAAAGAACATCGACGCCTGCTTCACGAACTGGGTACCGGTATTTCCAGAGACACGCACCCAGGCGGCATAGCGTTTCACACCGTCGAGCATGGTTTCGGGTGTCACACCTTCCCTGATTCGGGCTTTCCAGGCTTTAAAAGCGGCGGATTTTGAATTACCACCAGCACGTTTGGGATATTCCTGCCAGGCCTGTTCAAATTCCGGTGAATATTCCTGTCTGGCAGAACGCGCTGGTGCAGACGCGTCAGCGGATGCGCCAATAGTGTTTTTAGTCTCCGTTGTAATCTCTGTAGTAATCTCTGTAGTAATCTCTGTATTTGTATCAACATTCGGCGTATCCCCTGTTCCGTTATGACGTCGGGGGGTGTTCCGTTTTAACGTAATAGCTGTATCGCTGATTGCATTATTGCTGTTACTTTCTGGCGAAACAGAAGAAGGTGTGGTGATGGCCGCAATTGCCTGTGGGTTGATCCCGACAAACAAAATATTGCTGCATTTCACCCCATCGAGCATTTCCACCGTGCGTAAATCCAGAGTAATAAACCCTGCATCGCGCAGACGCTTCAGCGCATCTGCGGTTTCCCTTTTCCCGAAACCAAACTGCTCAGCAAACGCCTGGTAGCTTCTTTGCAGTTTGTCGCCCTGAAAACGCTTGCGATATCCCAGCAACGCTCCGGTGTGCTCATCCCTGACCTCTGTCGGGCGGTACCAGTAAACGATCTCTGAAAGCAGAGCGATAGCCGTCGCATCCGGACGCCCACTGGGTAGTCGAATATATTTCCACCAGGTCGCAGGTGTAACATTGCCGGAAATATTAATTTGACCAATAGCCATAACTTCCGGTGTGGGGGCGTAACGGCTCATACAACCTCCTTCCGCAGCATGAGAATTGTGTAGCCACGCGAAGGTTGTAGTCTGGCTTTTGCATCAATAGTAAGCGTTGCAATTTTTCGGATATGAAGATAACCAGCTCTTTCCAGTGCCAGGGTTTCCCTGAATATCGCTTGCTTAGAACAACAGCAGAAATCAGCAAGCACCTGATGATCAATAACTCTCTCGCCTTCACCGTCTGAAGAACCCGACATCAAAACACGCAACATAATCAGGCGCTGAATCGGGTTATCGAAAGCACATCCGCACACAAACTGAAAACAGTTCACGCCACACCTCCCAGACGCTTAAACATTTTTCCGGAGCAAAAGGCTATAAGCGGCATACTGACGCGGTAATTACGGCCCAGCGGTTCACAAATCACCTTCTGACATTCACGGTCAACCAGGCTAACACGTAGAACATGCCCTGCAGGCGTGGTGTACCACTGACCGGGGCGAGGACAACGGAAAGTCTGATTGGTAAATCGTTTGAAAATATTCCGGATCATTTGCGCCCCCTTACCTCTGAAGAGTTCAGCGACGAATGAATAAGACGGGCAAGAAATGCCGCATCGTTAATTCGGTCATACAGACTTACAGCCAGCGGTGATTCAGCTTTTTCCAGCATGGGATAAAGCTGCTGCAACCAGACCTGATGAATTGATGAAATGTAGGAATAGAGAACGCTGGCGTTATGTGCAACGTCGCTCGGTACAGAGGGCTTTGAAAGCTGTTTCTCCATCTGGTTAAAGGCATTGATGTATGCCTCTTTGAACTGGGCAGCACGTTTGCCAGTGAAGCCCATTGCCAGGAACGCGAAGCCGTCGCGGGTGATGTGGTAGCAAGGAAGTTTGCGAGTACCGCCGTTGGGCTGGTGTACCAAAATTGATGTCTCCGCAAAATTGCGGGCACAAAACTCTGGAGAACAATCCAAAATGCGGATCTTTTTCAGAACATCGTCATGACGTTTAGAGAAGAAGTCAGCAACAGCCAAAGAAGATGTAACAGCCTGACCATCAACGATGGCAATTTCAGGTTGAGAGAGGGTTGGGAGAGTAGTCATGGTGACAGCCCCGGTAGTCAGTTTTTCAGAAAACTCACCACATGGGACGCCAATCACAGAGGTGGTGAGACGTACAGGGTTGGCGTTACCGGAGACTACCGAACCCGGCCCGACCGAAGTCGGCCCTGTACGCCCCACCATAATTTGGGCGTAGCAATGCTCATGACACGAAAAAACCGCATGAGCGCGGTTATGCTCAGTAATCAATTTCAGGACGCCAATCCCGGCACCCGCTTTATAAGGTGCCTGAACAGTGTAACGTCCCGGAATGGCAGAATCAATGTGCTGGTGGTCCTTCACACTCAACAAAATCACGCCTGAATTTCCACAAAGGACTAAAGCACTCATGCGGGTAGTCTTTGCGAAGATAGATAACGCGCTGTGTTTCTGGCTCCCAACGAATAACATGGACATAAAGCCCTCTTCCGTCACGAAACCAGCGGTTAAGTTCCTGCACAACTCGCCCCCCACAGTCAGGTAAAGTTCTCTGTGGTTACTTACAGCCAGGTGATTTGGTAATCTGCATTCATGCCGTAACAACAGGTGTTCAGCGACGCTGACCACCAGCTGTTGCGACAAACGGTTATTTGCCGTTAAACTGTTCATGCGTTAGTTTCTCCACAACCAGAAGCAATCGACGCCACGACGCCCGGAGCTGCACACTCGCGGGCGTTACTCTTTTCCGGTGCACAAAAAACACGAAATAACAGTGTTAAATGCTCCTGCCACTTCGCCATTACTTGGTAGCTGTTCTCTTCGATTTGCTCACGCTCAGCCTGGTCAATAACTCCATCAGCAGTTGCCTTGCGTAAGTACTGGGAATGCTTGCCAATCCATTCTATTGACTCCATCAGCCGCTGATTAATGTCACCATTGTCAATGTCATCAATGTCCACCAGCGGCACAAACACCCCATTACTACGACGCGCTATCGCATCCGTTACATGCCTGGTACCACTGGCATCCTGTAAAACCATGGCCCACTCAAGTGGAAAAATTTGATCCCCACCGCTACGCAGTCTGTTATGCAATTGATCTTTCGCTGGGGTGATATCATCAGATTTATACAAACCAAGAATTTCCGCTGCTTCCTCATAGCCATGAGGTAAATCAGCAATCGTTCTTCGTATTGCTGCCACCAGCCATGCTGGTTGCTTATCAACTTTCCATTCAGGTTCTTTACCCACGGTTAATTCCTCGTTTCTGTGGTTACGTTTACGCAGTTGAACCGCTAACTTTTGAATAGCACTCAGGTAATCCATCATTTGGATTGGGGTAAATATCAGGACGCAGTTCATGAGGGGTCACGGACCAGTTTCCCAACTCACAAAGTTGTAAAACCCGTTCTGACGGGACTTGATTGTTAATTACCCAATTGGCGACGGATTGAGTGGACTTAAAACCAAAGCGACGGGCTACTTCAGATAAAGATTTTCCCGCAGCCTTTACTGCTTTCTCTGTGTAGTTTTGAGATGACATACCTTTCTCCTCTGAAATTCAGAGGGATGATGCTACTTAAAATAGCAAATTGCAACTACTTAAAATAGAAATGACTAGCGCGTGCGATGTGAGTAATCTTCTACCTATGGTAGAAGAACAGAAGTATCCAGATTTCGCCAAGAGACTAAACGAATTGATGACAATCAAAGGAATCTCTGTCACTCAACTCAAAAGTCTTGTGGGCGTTACATATGAAATGGCTCGTCGATACACAATCGGCGCAGCGAAGCCACGTGTCTCTGTCATGAGTAAACTTGCGTTGGCTCTTGGAGTATCAGCTTCATATCTAGAATATGGTGTTGGAGATAGAGAGGAATGTAAGGAAATGGCAAGCATCCCCAATCCAACAAAGCCCGATGTATACAGGATAGAAGTTTTGGATCTTAGCGTTAGCGCAGGACCTGGGACCTATATGCTTTCAGACTATGTTGATGTGCTCTACGCCATTGAGTTCACAACTGAACATGCCCGTTCTCTTTTCGGAAACCGTTCTCAGAATGATATAAAAGTTATGACGGTAAATGGAGATAGTATGTCCCCAACTCTTGTTTCCGGGGATCGATTGTTTGTCGACATTTCCGTTCGCCACTTCCAGACTGATGGAGTTTACTCTTTCGTTTACGGTAAGACTTTCCATGTTAAACGTCTACAAATGCAAGGCAACAAACTAGCTGTTCTTTCGGATAACCCCGCCTATGAGAAATGGTACATTGATGAGAAGTCGCAAGATCAGCTTTATGTTATGGGTAAGGCACTGATTCATGAGTCGATTAAATATAATCGACTTTAATTAGGCATCTAGCAATCGTTAAAGCAAACGAGCACAGATGATAAAAGATAAGGATAGAAAATCTTTATACAAATTTTATTTGGCACATTGGTCCATAAAAATGGATTAACACTGAGCTGTTACCCTAAGTAATAAAAGATAAAGACCATATGTTATCTTTGGGTGCGTTACTAACACAAAATAAAACATAAATAATAGACAATTCTATACAACAGGATACGATAATGATTAATGAACGTACTGAAGCGACAGATGGGGTAGCAGATATGATTTCCACCAATACAAAATATTTAGTATGGAACAACAAAGGTGGTGTAGGAAAAACTTTTCTTACATATAATCTTGCCGTTGAGTTTGCTATATCTCATCCGGATCAAGATGTTGTGGTTATTGACTCATGCCCTCAATCAAACGTTTCAGAAATTATTCTTGGTGGCAATGGTACCGGGGAAGAAAATCTAAATAAATTGCGAGACAGAAATGTTACAATCGCAGGTTATATCAAGGAGCGTTTTAGCAAATCTCCTTTGTCTCGTTTAGGAAATGAATCTTCTTACTTTGTACGAGCCCATGATGTTAATGCAAAAATGCCAGAGAACTTATATATTCTTCCTGGTGATGTCGATCTTGATATCTGTTCACGCTTAATATCTCACATTGGCTCATCCCCAGTAAAAGAAGCATGGAAGAAAAGCCGATCTTTGCTGGTAGATCTAATAGCATCTTTTGAAGCCGATAAAAACATCTCTGACAGAGCAAAAACATTTTTTATTGATTGTAATCCAAGTTTTGCCAGCTACACAGAATTGGGAGTAGTCGCGGCAAATAGAATAATTATCCCTTGCACTGCCGATGCTGCATCAATTCGCGGAATAAAAAACCTTGTTAAACTTATTTATGGAGTGTCTATTGACAAGTCAGAACAAGATGAAATGTTCTTAGATTTCAACAAAGAAGCAAAGCAAAACCTTATCGAACTACCTGAACTACACCTTTTCGTACAAAACCGCTCAAGAACTAATGAAAGTGATGCAGCAAAAGCATTCAAATCACATGCAGAAGAGATCAAAAGAATCACGGATGACCTGTTAAATACACATCCTCATCTGTTCACAAATGTGGCTACTTTCGAGAGAGTTCAAAATGTCAAAGATGGTAATACTCTTGCAGCAATAATAAACCATGAGGGATGCCCTTTAAGTAGGCTGCAGCATAAGAGTTACACTATCTATGGTATGGCGACCCAAGCTAATAGAGCACAAATTGAAGCACTAGAATCTGATGTTTCAACAGTAGTCAAGTGTCTGTAATACAATAACCATGATTTAGAACGAACATAATTCTCGCCCGACCAACCGGTCGGGTTTTATACTCGTAGCCTGCTTAATAACACTGTTCCTGACCCGTTGTATCCATAGTTCCCACTATTTTCCCCCAAATTATTACTATCTAATTAACCTAATAATTAAACCAAAACAAAAGACACTCGATATTTTCTATACGTAACTACACCACATCACCCCATCTGTGAAAAACCTTTTAATTCATAACGTTATATAGAAAACTAAAAATTAAATACACACCTCTACTTTTTGTTGTTGATTTTTGCTACTTTTAGTAGCATCATTATCTGAACAAACAACAGACTGTTGTTAACGAAAGGTTGGTTGTAACACGGCGTATGGCACATGCGTCGTTAGCGGTCTGGGGACGTTAAAGGGGACAATCCACTCCTTGCTCGGGCAAACAAACCAGGTAGCCGGAATGTGCAAGTCAATGATGATGCTGATAGGACGCCTAACCAGCGTGGCGATTCGGTTTGACGCCTGGGAAGAGACCAGGGTGCAACGATGAGGGCATTTATGGAACCGCGACAAAGTGTGGTGCCGTAACTGGCTAAGTGCTCTCAGCGTTGTGGTGAATGCGCAGGCTGATGCGCGAAAGACATTGCAGCTATTGCGGAAAAGAGCTGTTCGGCGGGGCAATTAAACGCCCGTGAGAGTCTGAAATAACCGCAAGCCGGAGATCAGCACCGGTCACCACAACAGCCACTGCTTTGGCGGTACCAGTTTGTACACTTGCTTCCGGCTGGTACCGCTCTTTTTACAAAACAGAGAAGAACATCACCGGACGACGGGCTCATAACCCAATCCATCCGGGCGGCTGCCACCGCAGGTGTTCTTCTCTGTTTTGTGGAGAAACTAACCGACCTTGCAGGGTCGATATGATGAGGAGCAGCAAAATGGCTAGCGAACGCAGTACTGATGTGCAGGCATTTATCGGGGAGCTGGACGGCGGCGTATTTGAAACCAAAATCGGCGCAGCTCTCAGTGAAGTCGCTTCCGGTGTGATGAACACGAAAACCAAAGGTAAGGTCTCGCTCAACCTGGAAATCGAACCATTTGATGAGAACCGTGTGAAAATCAAACACAAACTCTCATATGTTCGCCCGACTAACCGCGGGAAAATTTCCGAAGAAGACACCACCGAAACACCGATGTATGTCAATCGCGGTGGTCGCCTGACTATTCTGCAGGAAGACCAGGGACAATTACTGACTCTTGCCGGTGAACCTGACGGAAAACTACGCGCAGCAGGTCATTAATATCGTTCTTAATTAACTGATTATTTATCTCATCACTGAATATCTTTATATAGTGAGGACTTATTATGTCTCAGAACTTAGACGCAACCGCAATTAATCAAATCCATGCCCTTATTTCTGCTCAGGGTGTTAATGAAATTATCAGTAAGATTGGTGCCGATGCTGTGGCATTGCCTGAGAATTTCCGCATTCATGATCTGGAAAAATTTAATTTAAATCGCTTCCGTTTCCGTGGTGCGCTTTCCACTGCCAGCATCGATGACTTTACCCGTTATTCTAAAGATCTTGCAGATGAAGGCACCCGCTGCTTTATCGATGCCGATAATATGCGAGCCGTCAGTGTGCTTAACCTGGGTACTATTGATGAACCAGGTCACGCAGATAACACCGCCACCCTCAAACTGAAAAAGACAGCACCGTTCTCTGCTCTGTTGTCTGTTAACGGCGAGCGTAACTCCCAGAAGTCACTGGCAGAATGGATTGAAGACTGGGCCGACTACCTTGTGGGCTTTGATGCTAATGGTGACGCCATTCAGGCAACAAAAGCGGCTGCGGCAGTCCGTAAAATCACAATTGAAGCGAACCAGACTGCTGATTTTGAAGACAATGACTTCAGCGGCAAACGCTCCCTGATGGAGTCTGTCGAAGCGAAGACCAAAGACATTATGCCAGTGGCATTTGAATTTAAATGCGTTCCGTTTGAAGGCCTGAAAGAACGTCCATTTAAATTACGACTCAGCATTATCACTGGTGATCGCCCTGTACTGGTTCTGCGCATTATTCAGCTGGAAGCAGTGCAGGAAGAAATGGCTAACGAATTTCGTGATCTGCTTGTTGAGAAATTCAAAGACAGCAAAGTCGAAACCTTTATTGGTACTTTCACCGCCTGATTTCATTACTGCAAATGCCCCTGCGGGGGCATTTATGGAAACGTAATTAACTCAATAATCACCGGATGATGAGGGCTTCCTTTTACCAGAATTCAGCGCGGTGCAGCGCATATACGTGGAGAACAAAATGTCATTTATTAAAACTTTTTCCGGGAAGCATTTTTATTATGACAGGATAAATAAAGACGACATCGTGATTAACGATATCGCAGTTTCCCTCTCAAATATCTGTCGCTTTGCAGGGCATCTTTCACACTTCTACAGCGTCGCCCAACATGCGGTGCTTTGCAGCAAACTGGTTCCGGAGGAGTTTGCTTTTGAAGCGTTAATGCATGATGCAACAGAAGCGTATTGTCAGGACATCCCCGCGCCACTGAAACGCCTTCTTCCTGACTATAAACAGATGGAAGAAAAAATAGACGCCGTAATCCGTGAGAAATACGGGTTACCTCCTGTTATGAGCACGCCAGTGAAATATGCCGATCTCATTATGCTGGCAACCGAACGCCGCGATCTCGGGCTTGATGATGGCTCTTTCTGGCCTGTACTGGAAGGTATCCCGGCAACAGAGATGTTCAAAGTTATTCCACTGTCGCCAGGCCATGCCTATGGGATGTTTATGGAACGTTTTAACGAGTTATCGGAGTTACGCAAATGCGCATGAATGTTTTCGAAATGGAAGGGTTTCTTCGCGGGAAATGTGTACCGCGAGATCTGAAAGTGAATGAAACAAATGCTGAGTATCTGGTGCGTAAATTCGATGAAGTACGTGCTGAGGCTCGCAACGAGGGTATTAACTATACCGCAAGCCGTCTTGCTGCTGCTTTCAATCACGGATTTATCAATAAGTCTTTGCGTGAAGTTTTCGACGTTACACGCATGATTCTGTCAGCGAAAGAAGAGTTGGCTAATGAACCGTACCCGATTGATGGCCTGTCCGGTGAATATGCGGAGAAATCCCTTGAAGAATGGGCGGAACAGATTCGCAAAGGAGCTGACAAGTGAAGAAGATGATTTTTGTCGCGGCATTGTTGGTGAATATCCAACAAGTGCATGCTTCAGCAGCTATTGTAGCCTCTACCGCCGCGACTACGGCTGCTGTAGCTGCTGCGAACTCTGCGAATATCGCAAACCAACAGGCACAGCGTGCTGCTAATGCATCAGCCAGCGTTCACCCAATCACCATTAAGAGCAGTAAGCAAAATCTGGGATTCATAACGTGCGGCACGCGTTCTAATGAAGCTGTAGGCTCTCTGGGATGTACGGTATATGGCGATAGTGAGCGCAGAGAAATTCCATGGAAAACGTGGCCCGGATACGTTCTCGGATCGAAGCTCCCTGCCAGCTACGAAGTAAATGCCGTATCGTTTGATCACTATAACGGCGTGGCAACTGTCTATTTTACATACTGAGGCTCCGCATGAAATTCTCCAAATTTTCTGAGTTGGTGAATCGTATTTTGTCCAACAACCACAGCCATCGTCGCGATATGGATGTAACGATCGTTGTTCATTCGCCTGGCAGCATTGGTTCAACACCTTCAGTTGAGGTTCAGTCAATTCATGCTGGTTTTGATTGGGATTCCGGGAAAGTGCTTATTTTCCCAGCACAGCCACTGACCACGCTAACACCAGAGCAGGTTGCTGATATCACTGATAGTGTGCGCAAAGGTCAGTCTTGGCACGCATATCAGGAATATAAAAAGCATAAAGAGCAGTTGGAAAAATTGTCGATTGAACTGGATGCTGCAAAACAGCGCGTAGCAGAACTGGAGGCCAGTCGCGTGACGCTGGCGGAGGAGAACTCGTGGCTGAAGATGCTCATAGAAGATCATGCTGGTTGTACTGCTGTCTGCCCAAATTGCTCTCATGAAGAACCCAGTGAAACAGACGACATTGTTTGGTCTTACCGTTCACGGGAAACGCCAGCCACCGATGCTTTCCTGGCTGAAGTCCGGGCGCAGGGCGTGGAGATGTTTGCGGAGTGTGCATACACGCTTGAACATCATGATCACGCAGTAGCCTTCGCCGCTGAGCTTCGCAAAGGAGGCAGCCAGTGAGCAAAATTGACCATCAGGCACTGCGTGAGGCGGCAGAGCAGGCAATGCATGACGACTGGGGATTTGACGCGGACCTTTTCCATGAGCTGGTAACACCATCGATTGTGCTGGAACTGCTGGATGAACGGGAAAGAAACCAGCAATACATCAAACGCCGCGACCAGGAGAACGAGGATATTGCTCTTACGGTTGGGAAGCTGAGAGTTGAGCTTGAGGAAGTAAAACAACACGCTGAAGAATTATCCGAAACCAAGGCTGTTCGTAACCAATGGCGGCCAGATATTTGCCCAATAACCGGACGTGCATTTTTCATGTGGATTGAGCATCCAACATTGGGGAATGTGCCGACATATGGTGGCCCATTAGATAGTTACACCATTCCAACAAAGGACGGTGACGGTGAGTTTTCATGTGAGCGTTACGATCATGATTTTGGCGGTTGGGTAGAAAGCGAATGTCTTGGGTTATATCTGATTGATGATAGAGAACAATGCAGGGTCTACGAACTGGAGGAACGCGTTAAGGAACTGGATGCTCGGGAAATATCGCTCCCGGAACGTAGCAGCATGCTTCATCGAACAGATTATCACGATGATTACCAAACGGTAATGGCATACAAAGTTTCTGAAGTCATCGCTGCAATCCGCGCCGCTGGCATTCGCATCAAAGGAGAGTGATATGAGCGCTATAACCAAAGAACGTATCAAATTATTCATTAAAAATCCGCTTGATAACGGACTTACTCGTGGCGAACAAATGGAACTGGCACGAATTGCACTGGCATCACTGGAACGCGAACAGATTCGCCACGAGCATGCCAAATGGTCTGACTCCACATTTGGCTGCGTTGGCCCCATTGGTCCGCTGAAACATCTCTCAAAAGAGGCACTGGAAGCCGCAGCCGAACCAGACGATCTTGGCGAGTGGGCTGATATGCAGTTTCTGTTGTGGGATGCACAGCGCCGTGCTGGCATCAGCGATGCTGAAATTACCGCTGCTATGGAAGATAAATTGAAGATCAACATGAAGCGCCAGTGGCCTGAACCAAAAGATGGTGAGCCTCGCTTGCACATTAAAGAACCCGGCAACTCTCCGGTAACTCCGGATGGTTGGATAAGCTGTAGTGATCGAATGCCTGAAAAGGGCCAGAACGTGCTTATTTCGGTGAATTTCGATAGCTCTCTGGTTGAACCGCTAATATGCTCCGCACGCTATACCGGAAGCACCTTTCGGCGCGGAGATGCAACGATTAAGCCGGGTAATGGTATTGAGCAAGCAACTCACTGGATGCCGCTACCGGAACCGCCGCAGGAGGTGAAGTGATGAACAACTTAATGATCGACCTTGAGACGATGGGGAAAAATAAGGATGCACCGATCGTTTCCATTGGCGCGGTGTTCTTCACTCCAGAAACCGGAGACATCGGACAAGAATTCTATGCGGTTGTCAGCCTAGACAGTGCTATGAAGCAAGGAGCTACACCTGACGGCGATACCATCCTGTGGTGGTTGAAACAAAGCCCTGAAGCGCGAGCTGCAATCTGTATTGATGATACTTTGTCGATCAGCGATGCTCTCTCAGAACTAAACCATTTCATTAACCGGCACGCAGACAATACGAAATATTTAAAAGTCTGGGGTAACGGGGCCACCTTCGACAACGTAATTTTACGTGGAGCTTACGAGCGAGCAGGACAAATCTGCCCGTGGGCGTACTGGAATGACCACGATGTACGCACGATCGTTACGCTTGGGCGTTCCATCGGATTCGACCCCAAAATGGACATGCCTTTCGATGGCGAACGGCACAACGCCCTGGCTGATGCCCGTCATCAGGCAAAATATGTTTCCGCTATCTGGCAGAAATTAATTCCTGCCACCAGCACAGAATTATGATTTTCCCGGGTGCAGCCGGTTTTGATGGAGAAAATTATGAACACCTTGTTTTTACTGATGGCTGAATTCAATACCCCAAACATTGAACTCTCAGCAGTTAGCCAAAAGTACTTTGGTATGAGTCCAGCCACGGCAGAAGCAAAAGCAAACGCTTGTAAGTTGCCCGTTCCAACATATCGCATCGGCACATCACAAAAAGCAAAACGTTGCATCAATATTCAGGATCTTGCGGAATACATAGACAAAAGGCGAGAAGAAGGACGTATCGAGTGGGAACAGGTCAGAACAGTCAAACAGAAGGGCAAAGAAAATCACTAAAGAAAAAACCCGCCTGAAGGCGGGTTTTCAAAAAGCACCAGCTATGATCATGCTGCTTTGAGACGACGAAGCTTACCCTGCTGCTCTTTACCAGAGACAGTAGCGTGAGTGAACGCATTAGGAGCAGCCTTCATCAGAACTTCAACAGCAGCACCCATACCTACGAATGCTTTCATTGTGTCGAACTTAACCTGTGGCTTGGTTGCTTTTTGATCTTCCATAGAAAACTCCAGAAGTTATACCGAAACAATTCCTGTTGTTTACTCATCATCAATAGATGATACGCAATATTTATTTTTAAATTTAAGGTTCTTTGGCGTAACTTCATCAGAGATATCAAAACCGTCCAGAATTCTATTGAATGTAGCTTCTGGCATATCATCATGAACAGAAATCTCACCCGATCGCTGCTTTCTAACCATGTTATCCACTCGCCAAATTATAGCTTCAGCGTAAACAACATAACTTGGATGCTTGATAAAGCGATGATCACCAGAATTCAAGACGCAAGACGGATCGTGGGGGACACCATCCTTGATACTAGAAATATTAACAACTAAAACACAATAACAATCGTTAACGGGGTAATAAACAGGATCATTACAAATCACATGAAGATGATTGCATGGTCCAGTTGGGGCAAGCACAGTTCCTTTCCTGTATGGCTGATAATCCGTCAT